ACAGACGAAGCACAAGGCGATTCGAGAGAAACACAGGAAGCGATTGAAACTACCTTGGGTCTTAGCCACGACATGTTCAAGCATATCATGGCTTTGAATACTTACACCGAACCATTTTTAAGTTTGAAGGCCAACGATCAGCGAACCATTATTGAACAGTTGTTGGGCATTACACAACTTAGCGAGCGTGCCGACCGTATCAAAGAGCTCAACAAAGAAACCAAGGATGCTATACAGCAGGAAGAATTTAGAATTCGTGCGGTACAAGAGGCCAACAAGCGAATTGAAGAGCAGATTGAAAACTTAAAGCGGCGACAAAAACTATGGGTAGACAAACATGCCACAGACGTCAAAGAACTTGAGAAAGCCCTTGAGGCGCTACAGAATATACAGATTGAAGTGGAGATCCAAGCGCACACGGATCACAAGGTGTGGGATCAAAAGCGCAAGGATATCAACGAACTATCAAGTCAGATCGCACGAGTCAAACTGGACATCGGCCGGGAGGAAAAGCTGGCGGCCAAACTATCAAAAGAAATTGAAACGCTTGCAAACCATGAGTGTCATACGTGTGGTCAGCCCTTCCACGATAGTAAGCACCAACAGGTTATGGAAGCGAAGCAGGCTGATCTGGTCTCGGCTAGAGAGAGCGGCGCAACTTACAGCACTCTGTTATCAGATCTGGAGACTGCCCACACGGCCCTGGGCACGTTAGGTCGACCACCTGAGATGTTCTATGACAACGAAGCCGACGCAGTCCACCATCAAGCTACTGTGACCAATTTGCAACAACAAATTGCCAACAAACAGGCCGAAACTGATCCGTACACGGATCAGATCGACGAAATGAACGCACAAGCCTTACAGGAGGTTTCATATGACACACTTAACGAACTTACCAGATTGCAAGAGCACCAAGATTTCTTGCTCAAGTTACTCACCAGCAAAGATTCATTTATCCGTAAAAAGATTATTGAACAAAATCTTAGCTATCTCAACGCAAGACTAACGCACTACTTGGATCGTGTGGGTTTGCCGCATACTGTGGTGTTTCAAAATGACTTGACTGTCAGCATTGAAGAACTGGGTCGTGAGCTGGACTTTGACAACTTGAGTCGAGGCGAACGCAATAGATTGATCTTAAGCATGAGCTGGGCATTCCGCGATGTGTTTGAATCGTTGTACCAACCTATCAATCTCCTGTTCATTGATGAAATGATCGACAACGGCCTTGATACTGCCGGTGTAGAGTCGGCCTTGGCCTTGTTAAAACAAATGAGTCGTGAGCGCAACAAGTCAATTTGGTTGGTCAGTCACAGAGACGAACTAACCGGACGAGTAGAAAATATACTCAAGGTCATTAAAGAAAACGGCTTCACTTCATATAATACGGATGTAGAAATTGCTTAATTATCGCACAGTGCACCTGGAGCTCAGCAGTAAATGTGTGCTCAAATGTCCCAGGTGTCCTAGGACCGAGCTTAACTTGGATCATGTAAATCAAGAGATAACCCTAGCTAATTTTAAGTCTGGGTTTCCAATCGACATCCTGGACCAGATTGAAGTGTTTATTTTTTGTGGCAGCATCGGTGATCCAATTTACGCCACAGAGTTTTTGGAAATTATTCAGTATATCAAACAAAACAGCCGAGTGCGTATCAGAATCACTACCAATGGCAGTTATAAAAAGGCCGCCTGGTGGCAACAACTAGGATCCTTGTTGGACTACAACGATAATGTTACTTTCAGCGTAGACGGATGGGATCAAGACAGCAACAATCTCTATCGTGTCAACAGCGGATTTGACAGTATAACGGAAGGTATTAAAACACTGCGCAATGCCAGTGCATGTCAGATCACCTGGTCTACAATTTATTTTTCTTTCAATCAGAATCGTATTGATCACATACGTGATCTTGCAAGTGCTTTGGGGTGTAATCTATTCAAAACAGTAAAGAGTTCAAAGTTTGATGGTCGCTACTTGACCGGTAATGTGGATCTACTCAAACCCGATGAAGAATTGGTAGCTAACACTTCTGTGTATGAAACCACCATTGACGTGCTGAAGGATACTAGGTATATACCCATTATTCCAACTACACCCACACATCCGCATGCCTGGGCCAAGTGTTTGAACTTAGAAAAAGAAATGTTTATTGGTATTGACGGACTGGTTGCTCCGTGTCCGTGGTTCAATAATGCTTATCAACAAAATGATTTTATTGAACGTAATAGTGATCGACTGAACATACACTATAGATCTTTTTTTGATATTATCAACGATACAGAACTATGGAGCGAGCTTGTTGACAGTTTTGATCGCGCTCCATTAAAAATTTGCCAAATAAAGTGTAAAAATGACCCAAGATAAAATTTTTTGTATGGTTCCGTGGTTTGAGGTGCATATCAATGCTGATGGAACTTATCATACCTGTGGTGCTCAGCCGGCACCTGGAAGAATAACTTTTCCTCCAGGCTGGGTAGAAAAAAACAATGTTCACAACATGCGAATAGAAGACTGGATCAACGGTGAATACCAACGTCAGGTACGATTAGACAAGTTAAACGGTGTTTACGAGGCAAAATGTCTTATGTGTTATAACGAGGAAGAAAACGGATCATCTAGTAAACGTGTTAAAGAAAATTTAAAATGCAATATCGACAGTAATAATTTTAAGTTAACTTATCAAAATAGTCCTGACCGAAAACATTTTGATTTTTCACAAGATAATCTAGGTCAGTCTGATATATTGAAACCGGTCAGCTATCATATCAGTCTGGGTAATGAATGTAACTATGCTTGTAGAATGTGTGGGCCTTGGGCCAGCTCTCAATTGGCTGTAGAGGGGTTGAAAGCTGGTACTTACTCGGGTCCGGCCAGACTAAACTGGACCGAAGACGAAGCGGCCTGGAAACATGTAACTGATTACATTTGCGAAACCAAAAATTTACAGTTTGTGCATTTGATTGGTGGAGAACCTTACATGAATCCTAGATTTGAAAATCTTATTGACAAGTTGATAGCAGCCGGCAAAACTGACATCTATTTGGGATTCACCACCAATGGTTCAATAGTCCGGCACGATCTAATTGAAAAATTAAATGCATTCCGACATGTAGACATTGGTGTCAGCATTGAGTGTGACGGTATATTAAACGACTACATTCGTAAGGGAACCAAAACACAAGAGGTGTTGGACAATATTGATGTGTATTTAAAATATCGCAAAGAATCTCATGTGTATGTCACTGTGAGACCTGTTCCTAGCGCACTCAGTGTGCATACTCTAGTTGACCTATACCGATGGTGTGTGAGCCGTGGCGTAGACGTGATGACCAATGTGCTAGTTCGGCCTGGTCATCTGCAAATACGACATTTACCGCAGGATATCAAAGATCACTTGTTGACCAAATATCAACAATGGGAATTTAGTGAGCCTGCACCTCCTGACAGTAATCCGCGAGATCCAAATTGGTTTAAGCAACATATTGATTCTGAAATGCTTGCTATTCAAAGTCTATTGCGGCAACCAGGCAATACCGAACAAACCAAAAAATTATACGATACCATACGTGCTTGGGGTTGGTTTGACAACCCCAATCTAGCAAAATATTTTGAAACGAGTGTAACATGGTAACTACTAGTCCATGGTATGGTTGTACGAAAACACTCAAATTCAAGAACTACCCGAAGATTGTGTCGGATTTGTTTATTTGATCACAAATAAATTATCTGGCCGGAAGTATATTGGAAAAAAATTAGCAAAATTTAGTAAAACCACATACAAAGTAGTAAAATTAAAGAACGGCAACAAGAAACGTAAAAAAATAAGAAGCAAAATAGATTCAGACTGGCAACTATACTATGGCAGCAACGATCAACTCAACCGAGACATCCAAGAGCTAGGCTCAGACAACTTTACAAGAGAAATATTATTTTATTGCCGATCAAAAGCAGAATGCAGTTACGTAGAAGCTAGAGAGCAATTTAATCATAGAGTATTAGAGTCAGACGACTACTATAATGGGCAGATAGTTTGCCGCATACATGGTAGTCACATAAAAAACAAAATTTAAACTAGACAGGCAACAACACACTTTGTTTGGTCGAGGTAGCTCGACTCGCAAGGAGGAACGGTGAGATACCCGGTCCAGATAGGCTTGCGTGTGAAAGGCAACTGCTAACTAAAGG